ACCCCCGACTTTCTCATGGTCGGGGTAGGTTAAAAAGGCTCTATCAGGTGTTCGCGCATACCCACCTAGATAGCAGAGCTCCCAACCATAAGGGTTAAAACCCCTATAGCCCAGAGCTTTGGCTTCACTAGGGTCCCGAGGTACTTTCTGTGCGGTTGATTTCGGTTCAAGAAACTTGAACTTATACCAACCGTTTACATCAAATACCGGGGCGATCGAACGAGCAGGGATTTTGAAACCGGAATCATCGGCCCAAGAAAATGGAATCGGGAGAACCCGAGCCATCTTCGAGAGCACGAATAATGTGCGGCCAATAGCCAAACCGTTCTCAGCACCCCACCGGCTAAGCCGGTTAAAGGTCGAGTACACGTCTTGAGGAGTCTCTAAGGATTCAATAAATACTGGTCGGACATTCCTGCCCTTCCAATAATCAAATCCGCAAGACTCGCGAAAAGGACCGCTATTGAACGACTTGCCACCGTTCACCGCGAACCCAAGACGCTTAAGCAGTAGTACTAGAGACTCAAAACAGTCCTTGCGGACGATTATATCGTCTCCAAATACTGCGCTATCGCGCGAAGGTCCACTACGAAAGTTTGGGTTGAGACCCTTACTTAAGTAGACAGCCTTTAACGCACACGCGAAGATGATAGTTTCCAACGGGAATGTAAAACCATTACCCATCGTAGAAATCATCCTCAACTCCTCTTCGGACCCATCAGGCAGACGAGTCGTACGTGAACGAAATATCCGCATCCACTTAAAAGTAGACGGAGGGATACACCATTCACACAGAGAAAGTGATATGCTATCACTCGCACTGGCCAGGTCAATAGTTCCTAAGGAACCATCGATCGAGCCGATGCGAGTTAAGGCACGATTGATATCAGGCTGTGAATCAAGATTAATCCCGATCTTAGCAGCCAGACGTCGTTCGAACCATGATCCCAGAGCCTTCTGCAAAAGCATGTTCAGCAGAGGCTCGGTACAGCACGTTCGCGATATCTCCGAACTTTTCTTCACTGTGAATAGGGAGTTACCCCTAACGAGGACTGGTCGAAACGACTGACCCCATACACGAAGTGCTTGGGTCCAAGTGTCCGATTCAGCCGTCGCGGCCCTAAAAAGGGCTAAGACGTAAGGCTCAGTATAACTGTGGTTGCTGTCAAAGAGCTTTGTATAAAAGTTCCTTGAATTAGCTTTCACAGAAGCACCAGGCCCAGATGCAAAGTGATCCCGAATAAAAGCGAGATCAAAGTTGCTCCCGTCAATCTCGAAATCCAAGACTTTCCAGACCTCGTCTTTGAAAAGACTAAGCATGTAGGTCAAGGACTCGCAGTCTCCACTATTGGGAGGGACAAAGCTGAGCGATCGATTAAGACCCTTAAACTTAACAAGGGTGGCATCGATAGCAGAATCAGTTTGTCCATTAGGGGCCAATTTCTTGTAAAGCCCCATAATCTGCAAAGCTGCCGCAACCTGATTGCCGGTCCAGTTTTCAGCAACGGCTTGGCCGATGTGGAAACTATCACGACTCCAGGTCTTTGGAAGCCAACGAGACAAGTCTTTAACAAGACTGTCGATTACCAGCGTGTAATTGCGCATAGTGACAACCGTTCAGTGAAGAAGCGAATTTACTCCGAGGAGATCTTCGCATTCAGGGGTAGGGACGACTAACAAGGGCCATTAAAGGACACCTTGCACAATCGTATCCCCGATCCCTACACTCGCCTGCGCAATCGATCCAAAGTGCATCGATAGCGCTGCTCTGAGATTAGCAGGATCTGCCAAATCAGAGCCAGCCGGGACGTCGATAATCGTTGTAACGAGCATCGTAGCGACCGGCTGTCCCGCAAGCGGGAGAGCACCTTTACGGGTGATGAACTTGTACACGTTCCGAGGAACGCGCGTGATCAGTCCCGTCACAGGGTTCGGTTTCCCGAGCCCCTGGTACGTAACTGGCCGGAACATCGCGGTCGTAAAAGGGGACGAGACAGAACTGGAAGTTACGCCAGTCTGAGTTCCACCTAAGGCTGTCACCGCATACTGACGTGCGTTCGCATTAGGACTAGTGTCCAAAGCGATCGTATAGGTCGGCGCGGTAAGACCAGTCTGAGCAGCCCCTGTTACCGGGGTTGTAAGGGCAAAAGCCATGTGAGTCTTTCATTAAGTGAGAGAATGCAGTGAATCCTAAGAAAGGATCTTGCGTTCACTTGCGGCCCAGAGAGCGAACATGTTAGCATACTTCATTGGGCTCCCAGGAAGGGAAACCGTTAAGGTAGGCACAGACAGGTTCGACCCAGCGGTCCGGGTGATATCACTGCGCTGAATGACAGCATCGCCATTCGAATCCAAGGTAGCAGTATATCCAGGGGAAACATTAGCACCAAGAGAGTAACTTGACGTACGAGTACGGACCATACGGACCGTCTTATTCGTCCAAGCGACATTCGAAGTGTTCGTGCACCCCCCTTCAATAACTTGACCAAGATTCGAAAAGTAGTCCACCAGGAAGGACCACGGTATGAGCTCATAGACAGCTGGAACAAAATCCTCAAGGGCGAACCCAGAAAGACTTTGCAAGCGTTCCATAGACCCAAACTCGGCGGAAGAGCGATAATCAAGGGCGCACTTATAACGAGTCTGGCATTCGACCAGTTCATGCCAATGTTGCACGACCTGGACGTAATTGCCTATCGTTGTAGAGCCTCCTCCATCAAAGCCCTTCTGACTGGAACCGTTGGACACGATGACAGTACGACGAGAGTCGTGCTGAAAACGCGCCGCGGCTTCGGCGATATCCTTAACGTCATTAATTAAGGGTTTCAGGCCGAATGCAACCTCAAGCCATGTATTGCCAGCCTCCTGAACAATAGTTCGGCGACTAGCTTTACGCCCTCTAGATCGACCGCCAACAGTTTTCATTTTAGACAACTGTTTGAAATAGCCTTCGATCATTTCTCTCGCACCCTTAAAAGGGCTCTTAAGAAACTTGAGAGTCTCGCGAAGCTCCCCAAGGAATACTAAACCTTGAGCATGACGGCTTTGTTGTCTAAGCCGATCAAAAGCTTGGCTAAGGGCTTGATTATCAGACGCAACAGGATCAACACCAACGTAGCCCGGACTAGGGAGGGTAATGGAAGCTTGAAAAATTCCATTTACCTCCGTTATTGCCGTACTACCGTTGGTACTATCTCCGTTCTCGACTGTCCCACCTGCAGACAGCGGCGAAAGCGCTAGTACCCGAAACCTCGT